AAAAAGAAGCCGCCGTGCTTGCCAATGCAGAGTCATTTAAAACCTTGGCGCTGCGTTCGGCAGCAGTCGGCAAAGCCTCGGCCATTTCACAGTCTGATTACACCTATTCACTGATTGATCAGGTTGAAGTGATTGCCTCGCTCACTGGCTCTGAGCGTAATGCCATCTTCACGGGTCAGCAGCTAAAGGCGATCGGCTATCAGCTTGCGGCACGCTTGGCTGAGCTGGCGGCGGATGCAGTTGAAGCAGGTGATTCCACATTGTGGCGATCATTGCGTGCGCTTCGTCAGGCCTTGCTACTCGATACGCGTGATCGGGCGGAAAAGCTGCCGCAGTTAAGCGTCTACCAACCAACCACTACTGTCCCAGTAGCGCTGGTTGCATGGCGTGAAGCAGGCGATACCGAATACCGCAATGCCATCGTGCGCCGTAATGGCTTTGCCAATCCGGCCTTTATTTTGCCAAGCCAAAACGTGGAGGTGATCAGTGAGTGATGTTGTCACCCTCCGCGCAGGCGGCAATCTGTATCAAGGTTGGACAAAAATCAGCGTGACTCGCTCGCTTGAAGCGATGTCAGGCGCGTTTGATTTGGAGCTGACTCACAAGTGGCAAGGTTCATCCGATCGTTACCGCGCTTTCATGGAACCAATCCAACAAGGCGCGGAATGCATTGTTGAGATTGGAGGAGACCGAGTGATCACCGGTTATGTGGATGACTGGGTTCCAAGCTATGACGATAAGCAAGTGATTATTTCTGTCTCTGGTCGAGATAAAACCTCAGACTTGATCGATTGCTCAATCGTCTATCCTTCAGGTCAATTCGCCAATCAGGACTTGACGCAAATTGCGCGCACCGTTTGTCAGCCATTCGGTATCAAAGTCATCGTTAATACGGATGTTGGCGCGCCATTCCAGCGCATTCAAATTGAGCAAGGTGAAACGCCTTATGAGCTGCTGAGCCGCTTAGCGCGTCAGCGTGGTGTGCTACTCACCAGTGATGCGTTCGGCAACCTTGTGATCACTCGCGCAAGCAAACAGCGTGCTGGCTTCTCTTTGGTGCTTGGTCAAAACGTCAAAGCAGCGCGTGGCCGTTTTAGTTGGCGTAACCGTTACAGCAACTTCATTGTCAAGGCATCAGGCGCAGCGTTCGGCCAGTGGGATTCCTCTCCAGCGCAAAGCGTGGGCGGCATAAAAGCCGAAGTCAAAGACGTAGAGATTGGCCGCTATCGCCCGATGATTATCGTCAATGAAGAGATCACCACCGCCGAAGGTGCAGCGCGCCGTGGTCAATGGGAACGTCAGCGCAGCGTTGGCCGTTCTAATACAGCGGAATACACCGTGGTGGGTTGGCGAGTGCCAGAGACAGGTAAAGTATTCGATTTTAATCAAATCGTACCCGTGCGCGATGATATTCTGGGATTGGATGAAGACATGCTGATCAACACCATCATGTTCAGTGAAGATGACGGTGGCCGCGCGGCAGTGATTGGCGTGGTTCGCCCAGATGCATTGGATATTCCACCGCAAATCGAGAAAGAAAGCTCAGTAGGAGGTTCGTGGTGAACGAGTTGGCTAAACGTTATATAGATAAGATGATGATGCCGCTTCGCCGCCGCATTTATTCTATGGTAGGCCGTGCCCTAGTAACGGGAATTGTTGAGGGTTTACAGCGCCAAAACCTACAGCTTCAAATCGAGAATGACGAAGCGGTGGATGATATCGAGCGCTTCCAAAACTACGGCATGACCTCCTATCCACCCGTGGGCAGTGAAGCTGTGGTAATAGCGCTCAAAGGTAGCCTAGACCAACGAGTGGCCGTGGCGGTAGAGAAAAAAGATTTGAGACCAAAAGGTGAGCAAAACGATGTGATCGTGTATCATGCCGAAGGTCATCAAATCCGTCTTACCTCTAGCGGCCAAATCATCGTCACAGCAACTGACGTTATTTTTGAAGCGGCTAACTCCTTCACTATTATCTCCCCAGAAACTTTGATTCAAGGCCCTTTGCATGTGACAGGTGGAATTTCTACCGACCTTGGGATTTTTGCGACTGGTGGCATTACTTCTTCCAGCGTTGTTAGCGGTTCAGATTTAACCGCAGGCAACATCAGCTATCTAGGTCATAAACACAGAGACGCAGAGAACAGGCTTACAGGTACACCAACACTAGGATAGTTATGAGCAGCATCTTGCTGAACATGTTGGAAAACACTGGAGTCATCATCGAGGGCGAAGTTCCTGAGCAATCAGTAACCGCCCTCGTTTTGATCTCGTTGTTTACTGACGCCAGAGCGGAAAGCTCAGACACCATTCCAGATGGAACCGCAGATCAGCGCGGTTGGCCTGGTGATTCATTTTATGATGCGGCTTGGGGTTCCAAGCTTTGGCTTTTGTATCGAGAGAAGTTAACCACCGATGTGCGCAACCGTGCTGTTAAGTACGCAGAAGACGCGCTGGCATGGATGACGAAGGACTCAGGCACTGGAAAGATTGCCAAGAGCGTGACGGTTGAGGGTTCAATCCCAAGGTTTCAAACCTTGGCCTTAACCATCACGATCACAAAGCCAGACGAAACCGAGCTGACTTTAACTGTATCCAAACGATGGGAGGCGCAAAGTGCCCTATAGCACTCCAACGCTACGACAACTGATTGAGACGGGTTTAATCGACATTGAAACCTCGTTAGATCAGGTGCTGCCAAAATTCGGCGTTGAGCAAGCGCTCAACGTGGCCGTCAGTGGCGCGATTCGTGACCTCTATGATTACAATAGCTGGATTGTTCGCCAAATTATTCCAACGTCAGAGAGCGACGACCAAACCATTATTGATACTGCTCGCACCGAGGGTGTGATCCGCAAACTGGCCTCTGCTTCGGCAGGGCCTGTCACTTTCACAGGCAATGCACCCATTCCGGTTTCCACTGTGATGACGCATCAAGATGGGCGCTCATATCGAGTGACCTCATCGGCTGCGCCATCCGGTGGCTCTGTGGTGGTGCAAATCCAAGCCGAAGAGACGGGCGCGAGTTACGACTTACCAGCAGGCCAACAACTTACCCTTGCGCAAACTGTCCCAGGTGTTCAGCCTGTCGGCCTTACAGGTGATATTTCAGGCGGTGCCGATATTGAGCCTGTCTCTCAAGTGCTAGAGCGCTTGCTGTTTCGCAAGCGTAATCCGCCAATGGGTGGCGCTCCGCATGACTATGTGGCGTGGTGCCGCGAAGTCGCAGGCGTTACGCGCGCGTGGGCGGTAGATTTTTACCAAGGCCCATCAACGGTTGGTTATGCGTTCGTGTTTGATAATCGCGCTAGCATTTTGCCTACCGTGACCGATAAGCAAGCCATGCAGCAATACATCTATCGTCACTCCGATCCTGCAACCGGAACGGATGTTGGTCGTCCGGCTGGCATTGAAGCGATTGATATTCCTCTTACGCTCAAAGTCACCAATCTAAGCATTCAGTTGACACCAGATACCGAAGAGAACCGCACCGCTGTACAAACTAACCTCGATGCTTACTGGCGAACTTTATCGCCTGGTTCAACCTTGGTGCTCAGCAAAGTGCGCACGGCCATTGGTGAAGTCGATTCAGTGAGTGACTATATTCTCGATTTGTCTGCCGACGTGCCATCGGCCGCCGAAGAGCTGCACGCGCTAGGAGTGATCACATGGGCCACTCTGTAGAGCAATGGTCAAACTCAATCATGCAGCTAATGCCGCGCGGGGTGATTTGGCAGCGTGAAACGACTTTAGATCTCTATAAGTACGCCGCAGGGTATGCGCCACGCCTTGACGCCGCAGAAGTAAGTGCTGAAGGCTTACTGTTTGAAATGCGCCCAGAAACCACGCTGCAAATGCTGCCAGAGTGGGAAGGTTATTTAGCCCTTCCAGAGTGTAATGCAGGTAAGCAAACGATCGAATCACGCCGTGCGGCAGTGGTTGAGAAGTATCACCGCAAAGGTGGCTTGCAGGCATGGAACATTGAAAAGCTAGCGTCAGACCTTGGTTTTGATGTGGAAGTGCAAGAGCTATTTCCTCACCACTGCCTGCGTGGGTGTGATTACCCACTTTATGAAGATAAATATCGCCACATTCTACGCATCTACGTGAAAGGCATAACGCAGGCCTACGCAACCTGTCTAGACGACTGTTTAACCCCGTTAGTATCACAAACCGCCGCCATTCTCGAATGCACGCTGAATCGCTTCAAAATGGCTGGCAAGTATTACGAATATATTTATGAGGAGAGTATCTGATGCACAAGCTACAGAACGGCTCACAAGTTTCAGTAAGACCACAGCGCAAGCCTTTAGTCGGGTTGGGTGGCTATTTTTCAGAAAGCAATGACCAAGGCGCACCAAGTTATCCAGGACAAGATTGGTTTAACGACTGTACCGATGAGTTTATAAACGCACTGGATGAAATGGGCATCACTTACGATCAAGAGCAGCTTGATCACCTAGCTCGCGCCTTTGCTGCCGTCCGTTCCCAAGAGTGGAATGCAAATGTTAACTACGGCATCGGACAAGAAGTTGTCCGCAATAACCTGCGCTATATCGCTCGCGCTGCGTCAGGGCCGGATAATGGCGGGGCGATTACTCCAGAGAATAACTCGGGTAGTACTTGGGACTTGGTTTTACCTCAAGCATATAGCACAACTGATACGCAAACAGATTGGTTACGGCTGGCTCTCGTTGTGGGAGACAACAACGGCGCGGGTGACTTTTTGTCATTAGAAGTGATCGGCGGCTCTGATTTTGGGGTAAACACAAGATTTAGCGCAGATATTATGATTGCTGAACGGGCAGGTTCTGCACAGGTTATCGTTACCCCTAAAACTTTAGGATTGACTAATCCTGAGTTTTACATCAAATCACCAAGTGCTAACACTTACGAATTGTGGATGAAAAGACTAACTGATTTTTCATCACCAGTGACAGTAGTTAGAAAGTCACGCTCTCGTTATTCTGCAACGGTCGCAGGAATTCTAAGCATAACAAACACGGCTCCCACAGGCATCACATTGGTACCCTACGACACAGGCTACCAATTCGCCGCTATTCCAATCGGCATGGAAGTGGCGTTTGACACGCCGCCGCC